GGTGTCGAGGATGGGGTTTACTGGTACGTGTCAGACTTCACGCACCCGCACCAGTTCGCCCCCGGCTCAGTCTGTCATCTGCTTGAGCCCGACATCAATCAGGAGCTGTACGGGATGCCGGAATACCTGAGCGCGCTTAATTCTGCCTGGCTGAATGAATCCGCCACACTGTTTCGTCGCAAGTATTACCAGAACGGCGCGCACGCGGGTTACATCATGTACGTCACCGACGCGGCGCAGAGCAGCACAGACGTCGAGGCGTTGCGCTCCGCGATGCGCGACTCGAAAGGGCTCGGTAATTTCAAAAACCTGTTTTTCTATGCCCCGAACGGGAAACCGGACGGCATCAAGATTGTGCCGCTGAGTGAAGTCGCCACGAAGGATGATTTTTTCAACATCAAAAAGGTGAGCGCCGCCGACCTGCTCGATGCGCACCGCGTACCGTTCCAGCTTATGGGCGGCAAGCCCGAGAATATCGGCTCTATGGGCGATATCGAGAAGGTGGCGCGGGTGTTTGTGCGTAACGAGCTGACGCCATTGCAGGAGCGTTTCAAGGAAATCAATGAATGGCTCGGTTTAGAGGTGATCCGCTTTAAGGATTACAACATCGAAACCGAGTAACCCCCCGTCAGAATGCCGCCTCCGGGCGGCATTTTTTCTTTGCAATAGGGGGTGATGATGCTGGCAGCAACACGGCTGATTGCGCTGCACAAAAACAAGGGCATGACCGTTGCGGCCTGCCTGAAAAATCGCACGGACTATATTGAAAACCCGGACAAGACCGAGCATGGGCAGTATGTTAGCAGCTATGCTTGCAGCGCCCTGACGGCAGATGAAGAA